TTATTTCTTTAAAATCGTATCCAGTTTAGATTGAACTAAATCTAATAAGCCTGAAATGGTAGTATTGCCACCGTCTCGTAGGTTCTCTAAAATGGAAAGAAATTCGACGCTAGCAAGATACAACCATACAAGATTGACTGCGAATGCATAATTACCTGCCATGTAATCAAAACACCACGCACTAGCAGTCGCTAGGCAATATGTTAATACCTTTGTAACGAAAGGCTTACGCATATGTTTGGACGATATAAGCCCTTCTCCCCATGCAGCTGGAATGGCTATGTATTTGTCAAAACCTCCGATATTTTCAGGGTTTGCACCCATGTCAACTAACATTTGATAGCCAATCGCAGTCCACTTTGTGAATAGATCTAAAAACACTAGGCAAATGAATATGCCTAACACCTGTACGTGTTTTAGACCTAACATGTATATACCGACTTCTGCAACTACCGCAAGCAAGGCTTTAATGGCGAATGACTCTGTAAGAGTTCGCCATGCCTCACAAAGAAAATCTGTTATTACTCCCATGTGTCCCTCTTACATCAAATATTATAAATGGTCTACTGCGTTGCCTTTGCTTACATATTTGTGTTCGTTATCATCCCATTCAATACTAGAAGATTGGAAATAAACAGCATTTACACCATATTGTAATGTGCCGAGTTTTACAGGGAAGTTGATATTATCATTATTAGCGAATGTAACATTTTGAGGTTTTTCAACAATAATCGGAATTTCGCCAATAGCGTTGTTATTGTTATCTCTAAAGCTATCCTCTCTTGTTATAACGCTAACATTTTTACTTGTTTTAATGAGCACAGTATCGATTGCGGATACTAACCATTTACCAAGCACTTTAAACGTGTTGGTTCCTGCAAAGTTTGTAACGTCAATTTCCAATTTACGGCCAAACAAAGAGTATCTTGCGCCATTTTCCTCGAAAGTATCATCTGCATTGGTAGTAACGTCTACCCCTTTGATTTCAGCGCTGCCAACCTCACGATCAGCCAAATCATAATATTTAATTAAGATATTAGCAACTCCGAACGGTTCAATAGGAACACGCATATTGTCAGTTTCAAACACACGTTTCTCGCCGCCGTCAACGGATACTTTAAAGTGCGGCTCACCTCTTAAATCAATAAATGCTTGTCCAACTAAAGGTTGAATATATTCGATTGGTTTGTATGTAACCTTAATAGTATCACCTAAAAGCTCTACCAATTTGGCGAGTACTGTTTCAACGCTGTTGTCAGCTAAGTATACATTTTTTTGTTTCAAGAGTTCAGCTGCACGCTCTGCACTTGCTGGCTCACCTTTAGGGCCTTGTTTACCTTGCTCGCCACGAGGGCCGTCTGGGCCTTGCTCGCCTTTTTCGCCTCTAGGGCCTCTTAAACCCTCGAATAAAGGTAAAATAGTATCTTTATCTAATTTTAAAGTTAAAGTGTTATCTGCCATGATTAATATCTCCTCTGATTAATGCATTGAAATGTCTTGAATAAACGTAATTTTGCCATAGCCTAGCTTGATATGCTCGCTCTCATTATAAATAAAAGCGTCATATACAAAGTCTTTAGTCTGTAGCTGTTTCTTCGCTGATACATCGCCAGCGAGTGAGAATGTAACGCTCTTTTCTTCGATTGTTGCATTCAACTCAAATACTACCGCCTCATTAGGCCTTTTTCGTATCTTGCATACGCCTGTATAGCCTGTGAGGTTTAAGTCGCTACCCTCTGGCACTTGATACGTGAAATTAAAATCATGTCCAGCGTGTAGCGTGAAATCGTGTTTTACCATAAGCCACCCCCTTTTACGCTTTGGCAATACATAATACAGATAATTCGCCATAAAGGTATGAGTCTGCGTAGTAATCTCGATTTTCGCCGCTCCATTCATCGTGGCCCTTAACCTCAACTACTGCTCGGCGTATTCCGTCAATTCCAACAATAGTTTGTTTTTGGCTTTCGTAACCACGTATATATGTTTCGTCATTCACCATATAAAGACTACACTTACCAAGAAAACGTGATTTTTGCTTATTAAACTCATCTTTGTTAATGCGTATTTTATCCCTGTCTGGCTCATATGTTCTTGGCAGCCTATCTTTATAGTAATTGCCGGTCCAGTTAAAGTATTTTTCTGTAATAACATACCCTACTGGAATGAATGTGCATTGTTTTTCTGTAAACCCATTAGGAATAGGGCAATAATCGCCATGCTTAACCTTGTACACTTGTACATCAATATTCTTAATCTTATAGCCAGATTGGAATATTGAGAGAGCGTCAATGCGTGAGCCTGTAATATTAGCACCTTTAATATTGCCGTTGCGATCTATCTCGAATGTGCCAGTACTATTTTTAAAAGTACCGCCTGTGATAGAGCCGCCTGTTAGGTTGCCAGTATTTACTGTGATAGATGATAGGTTATCAACTTTTATATTTCTTGCATTCACACTGTCAGCCTGCAGCATTTTGTTTGTGATAATGTTATCGTCAAATAATGCTTGCCCAGTAACATGCAAGAGCTTGCCGTCTATCCTAGTGCCTGCTGGCGTTAAGTTGATACGGCTTATAAGCTCTTTGCCGTCGAGCTTTCCGAGTGCATTTGTTACTTTGAGCTCTATGCCGTTGGATATTTGAGTAATTTGTGAGCTTACATTACGATTTAAGTCATTAACTGTACGCTGAAATGCGTTCGCTTGGTCTATTAGCTTACTACTAAAGCCGCTTACATCGTTCTTGACTGTGCCAACCTCTGCTTTTAAGGCTTTAACAGCCTTATCCATATCGGATATGCCGAGGCTCTCCATATCGAGTAGCTCTTTATCAATTTTAGCCTTAACCGCCACACTTACGGCGGCAGTAGCTGGGCCCTCGCCGAATATATCAACGAAAGCCACTTTTACATTGTACACACCAGCCTCTAAAGGAATGGTTAAAGCGTTTGTAGTAGTGAAATATACCTTGCTATCAACGTACACATTAGCGCCCTTACAGTTCGCAGGAATAGCCTCGAATGTAACGCCTATGCCGTTAATATTAGCCGTTGCTTTTAGGTTAGTAGGTTGCTTAGGTTGCGGCACGTTATACGTTAATTCCGCAGGCACTCCATACCCTTTGGCTGGGTTATGTGCGTACAAGTAGACTTTGCCAGTCCGATTTTGTAGCATGCCGCTGTATGTGGTGTTATTGCTGCGGCCGATTAAGCCGTCATTTTGGCCAGCTCGTAAATCAAGCCTTAACTCGTAATAATCTACATCGGCATTTCTAACCTCGAGCCAATTAAAATGTGCCATATCACTGAACGAAATAGAAAAGCCGAGAGGCTTATTAGGTATCTCGCTTTTTAGCTCTACAGTAATGCTCTTAGATACGCCCTGCGAGGTGTTTCCGTGTGTATCTTTAACAACGGCTTTAATCTCGTATGTGTGCCCTAATTCACAGCCACTTATAATGACTTGCCCCTCACCTGCGCCGCCATATTTCCATTGTCCGCTAGGTTCTCTATACCAGATTTCCACAGTATCAAGGCTGTTAATTTGTGGCACGTTGAACTCTGCCACCACATCGAATGACTTAACCCTATTAGTGATCTCGTAGTATTTAGTGTATAGCGTGAGGTTTGTAACCTCTGGAATAAAGTACGGCGTTAAAGTGTATTGATAAGCCTGCACCTCGTCGAGCCCTTGCTCGTTGCTGCCGAATAGGTTCATAGAGGTAAATTTGAGGTGTATTGTTTTCCCTATGTCCTCTTTGCGGTATGGGTATCTAAATAAAGCCTCATCTACACGCACAAACCGCTCGCCAGCACTATGACTTATTGCATTGGTGCCGTATTGGCCTCGCACAAGGCCGCTCAATGTATACCAGTTATCTTGGTGCATTTCTGCGCCCTCATAGCTGAATGCCTCGCCATTTACCCAACAAAGCGTATTCGCTCGCTCGGCGTCTATATGAGTGCCGCCTTTAAGCATACCTTGATTAAGAGTAACGTTGCATAGGTTGCCTGTTTGATTAAAGCCGTATTTAACACGTCCCATGCGAGCCTGTTGCGTGATTGAGCCTATACGGCTGTAATTTTGGCCATTATCAGATAACCATACAGAGCAGCCACCCCAACCGCTCGGCGCATTGACGCCTATAAATACTTGATTTCCGCCTACATCGCCAACGGTTTGGAATATAGCAACATCGTTGACGCTTGGTGCAGCTTGATTGTAATCAATAAAAGGTCGCTCGTTCTCATGCACGTTGTACTTAGCCGGAGCGTATGTGCCGGGCGGTTTGCCCTCCGCAGTTATTTCCAACTGTCCGTCTGCTGCCTCAGATACAGAAGTTATAACGACTATCTGTTTATTTAGGCCGCATAATTCGTCAGTAAGTGTAACAAGGTCGCCCGGTTCTAACCTACAGAACGCCCAATCTAAACGGAACGTATATTGATTTTTAGCGTATAGCCGTTTCATGGCTAACTGTTCCGCATAGTATTGTGCCCTAGCCTTAGTGTACAGATAATGTGCAGACTTCTTGGAAGCTGGCTTTAAACCATTCTTTTGCACATCGGCTACAATTTCAAAAGCGACTGTTTCTTTCTCATAACCATTAGAACGATTAATGAATTCAACAGTGGCTTGGTTATAACTTTCTGAACTGTCTTTCCTCTTATAGATAACTAACTGTCCATCACTAGCCGGAATAAGATCATCGGCAGTTAAGTTATATTGAATTTGATTATATGGGCTCCATGTTCCTATAGGTTTATCGGCTAATGGCACGATTTTAAGCCTATCAGTAGACCAAAAGACAAGGCTGTTTGTAATCTCAGCTATATCATTAATTACAGTTTGAGCCTTTGAACTTCTGCTATCTGGTGGCGTACTAATAAGTATGTCAGCTGCCTTGCAATATTCCCTGTAGTGTTCCAAGCCGTCAATATTAACATCATCAATGCCGATAGATTTTAATACGTGAACGATATAGTCAGCTGGGTTGACGTCTACACCGTCGCCAGTTTCTAGCAATTTCCCTTTTATTTCAAAGTTGTATTGCGGTAAACTTCCTCGTTCGCCTAAATCGACTACGCCTGCCATATAAGCTAAGCCACTATAAGGCAATGCCTTTTCCGGATGCTTAGAGATTACATACGGCCACGGAGCTTGTCCATAATCACCTTTATAGGCGGTAAGCTCGATTTTCTCATTAGGATAATCGTATATTTCCTTATCACGCCACACCTTGCCTATACCTTGTATAGGGCCCTCACATAAGCCAATCGCACATGCGACTGTATATGTGTAGGTTATTTCAGTATGCTTAGAGCCACCGCCCTTGCCAGTACGTGTAGTGGTTTTATGTTCATGGGGGGTGAAATCATCATAATAAATAATGTTGCCACTTAATCGTGTAGTGCCCAGTACTTCCGGCACTACCTCACCATATGAGGCAGTATTAATCATGAAGTCGGAAATCATATCAGCACGATTAGTAGTGTTCCGTCCTCGATTAAATAGAAAACCCATTATTTGCCCCCTTTCCTAAACCTATAAACCGCACGTAAGCGACTTTTGCCCTTTGCGTCATAGAACAATACATCGTCGATAGATGAATAGATAACGCCTAGATCAACAAACGCATGCACGACTAAATTATTCCCAACATAGACGGCACCGTGAGAAATGCAACGCCCATATTGGTATAACAAGAAATCACCGATACGAATATCATTAATAGGAACCTCGTCAGCTACTTTTTGAACGTATTTTAAATACTTTTCTTCGCTACGATGTAAATGCCATTCGTTAGAATAATTCTCTATTTCTAGCTCATCACGTTTCATTAGACCGCTATCAACTACCGCAGCAACTAACAAATAGGAGCAATCGACGCCAACACCATGAACCATAGTATTGTTTTGATACGGTGTGCCTATCCACTTTTTTGCAGCCTCGGCGATCATTTCACCTGTTGTCAATTTCATCGTATCGTCTCCTTTAATGGAACATAAGGCGTTGCCCTGTTCCTACTAAAATTATTAAATTTAGCCTTGCAAGTTGCAGGGGTTTTATCGCAACCCGGATAGATATACGCCACATCGCCAACACGAGGTGCAGTATTAGTCGCACTCATATAGACGATTGTATTCGTAGCACTATCCATAATTTGAGTCGCTTGCCCTGATAATGGTCCGCTTATCCATTCCATGCCACCGGCTGTATAAAAGCCATTTTCGAATGAAGTATCAATTTGTACGTGATTATTACCTATTACAGCGGTAACAGTAACACGCTTACGATATTTAGTAATATCGACACCACATTCTTTGGAATAGATAGAATAAGGACATTGAGGATAGTATCGCCTGTTTGGATATTCAATATTAAGCCTTTGGACTACAGATTTTGCATTTATCTTTAACGCAAAGCCACCGCCCTGACTAACCTCACAAATACCCTTGAATAGATCAATACATTCGATTACATTCCCTTTATCGTCAAAGAACGCACGTCGCAAATTTAACGTAGCACCGTCCAAGCCACCATTATGAGCGACTGTTAAAACAGGAACACCACCAATTCGGTCGGACTGATTAGCAGTTATTGTAACGTTCAACTTATCAACGCTAACCGTACTGCTTGTAGAAATCTTTTCACGTACGATAATTGGCCCATCGCCTTTATACGTGTTACCGCCATAACTTACATCAATGTCAGTGTCAGCCCAGTAGTATGAGATACCACTTTTAAGCCTTAACTCGTACAAGTCGCAAGATACGAATGTCTGTGAGTTGCTTAAATGAACGCTTAATGCCTCGCTAACTTGTTTCATTTATAATCACCTCACCGTAACCAATTTAAACGATTTAGACTTGAATACGTCTTTAAAAACGGCCTCGTCCGTATAATCACCACTGAACATGACTTTCCAATAGTAAGTGTAATCAGCAGTAATAATAGCGGTTGGAGATACCCTTACGCCTGCTGCTAACCTTATAACACCTTTATCAGATACGGCATTAACTTGCGTACCATTAGCGTATAATTTTAGGTTTTCAATATGTGCAACTGGTTCTCTGAAATCGCCATATAAGCGAACTGCTTGCCATTCAGATTGTGCACCAGTTCCAAGCCTTACGCCTTTCTCCTCATGGTCCTCTGGATCTAACCATAAGAACGGAACAGTACCACCCTTTACAGATGCATAAAAGCCCATAAGACGCTTATGTTCTTCTGGGCTTAGTACTGCAAATTCTGTTGTAATGGTATATTGAGGATATTGCCAAGTTGTCATGGTTCGCACTCGACCGCTCCCAGTACGCTTTATTTTCGTATCCCATTTTTGAGCCTTTGTAGACTTCCATGCAAGGGTTCTAATGTCCGGAAATTTCAATAAATCTGCCATTACCATGTACCCTCCGTAGCCACAAATTCCCTATTTTGATTAACTAAAAATTGTCGTAAAGAACGACCTGCCGAATTCTCTAACCAATCACCAAATGAATGAGCGTCCATAGCGGATACATTAAACGTAATGCCACCAGTAGCACCACCACCGGCACGTGCTATGCCTGCCCCCATTTCATCGTATGTGCTTTCGCTTAGAGGTAATACGGCCTCTTTATATTTACCCTCGCCAATCTCAGCATAAGTGGAGCCATAAGCCACGCCACCGTTTGCCATTTTAGGTAAGTCTAATTTTGCGGATCCTAAAGACGCAAAACTTGTCGCACCATTAGCAAGTGAAAGCCCTGCTCCTGCGGTAGTATTGGCAGTCCATGCAGCCATACCAGCTGCAGCACTAGCACCGAACGTCGCCATACTAACTTGTTGAGCCAATGCAGCCCATGCCGGATATTGAGCGTTAGCCGCAGCAATACTGGTTGTAGTTTCTTGCGATTGCATCATTTTACCGAATACGGCTTTCTTAACCATAGCGGCTATCCAACTTGCGATGAAATCTGCAATAGTCTTTAAAATAGCTTTACCAATATTTTGAATGGCACTCATTAAAGAGGTAGTGCCTTGAATAAGACCTGAAATGCCACTCTGCATGCTATCTATACCGGCGTTTAAAGCGTCAATTAATAGTTGCTGTCCATTCCAATGAGCATCGATTGCGGCTTGTTTCCATTCTTCAAGGAGCTGTTTTTTTGAGTCATAGTGCTGTTGCTCTGCAATATATTCATCACTTAATGCAGCTTGTAACGCATCGAAGTTTTGAGTACGCATAGCCTCATCAATAGCATGCTTTTCGTTAACTAGATCAGTATGTTGTTGCAATGCTTTTTTGGCGTACTCTGCTTGTGCCGCTAACAATTCCTCGTTTTTCATTTTCTCGTAGGAGATTTGTCCGTCAGCACTCATTTCGAATTCAATGCCTCGTTGTTTCAATAGATCAATATGGTGTTGTTGCTCCATTTTGTCCATTTTCATGAACTTGTCGACCATATCTGCATAACGGTCCTCAATTTCATCTATGGCATTGTTATAATCATTTTTCAACTGCACGGCAGGAGATACATTGCCTGTACTATCTTTACTAGCAGTTCTAAACGCAAAATCTTGTTGCATATCACGAATACCAGTTTCAATGGCACGCAGTTTTGTCATTTCCTCTGTTTCGCCTTGATACGCTTTTCTGCATAAACTTCATCAAGTAATTTTAAGTCCTCGTGATAGTTTTCATTAGCGGTTTTCGACTTTTCGAGTTCCTCACGTTCCTTTTTGTATTGAAGTTCGATTAACTCTACTTGGTTGCCTTGCATTTCAAGGAAAGATTGCAAGATTTTTTCATGAATTTGTTTAGCCTCTTTTGCTAAATCCTCACCCTTACCATGGCCACCACCACCGCCTTTGCCACCTTTACCAGAGCCAGTGTCAGCACCTCCACCGCCACCACCTCCGACGTCAAGATCACCACCGCCACCGGATAAGCCTGATGTAATTTGGCCCATAATATCACCAGCAGTGTTGACAATACTTTGTGCAGTATCAGCAGAAATTGTGTCTACTTGTTGAATTGCGGTAAATGTGCCTCCGAAAAATTTGGCCACTTTATCGCCTACGCTATTAAGTTTAGCGATTAACCAGTTCAAAGCCTCAATAATCTTATTAACACCCCAAACGGCTGTATGAACGATTGTTGAGAATACCTCGCTTAGCGTTTCACTAAAACCACCTGCCGCAGCCCTAGATAGACCAAATACAGCGACAAGCGTCATTAATGCACCTACAAATATAGGGATAGGGTTTGCCATCATGATTGCGTTAAGAATTGCTGTAGCACCACTCAATGCAAGTGTAGCCACCTTTGCCACGCCCATCGCAACCGCACTAGCAATATTCGCAGTCCTAATAGCCATAATTACGGCTTGTGTAGTCATCGCAATAGCCCTAAAGGCACCAAACGCAAGACCTACCGCACCAATAGCACCGCCCAATATTACGCTTGCGGCAGTAACCAAAGTTGTGCGAACAGTCAACAAAGCAAGCATAGTATTATGACTTGCTATAATAGCTTTTTGTGCTAAGAACGCAGCACTCACGCCAATAATAGCGGCAGTAATCAAAGGCATGGACGTTACGAATAACTGTACAAAGCTAGATACGATATTTTTAATGGTAGTTATCACAACACCCAAGCCACTAAACGCACCCTTGATAATTGCTATAGACACTTGTGCGGCTGCAGCTGCCACTTTAAAGGAAAACGCCAATTCGTTTAACACGCTCATAAATGCATCGGAACTTGTCATATTGCCCAGTTCCTCCATTACAGGTTGAAATGCTGCAATAAGATCATTCTGCAATTTCGTTCCTATATCTTGGAATGTCATAGGAATTTCTGCGAATTTTGCATTTGTTTCCTCTGCACTTGCGAATAAGGCATTCTTAATAATGTCAGCAGTAATAAGACCTTGCGAGCTCATTTCTTTTAATTGCCCTACAGATAGCCCCATTTCTTGTGCGATACTTTGTGCCAACATCGGAGCATTTTCCATAATTGAACGGAATTCGTCGCCCTGTAACTTACCTGCTGCCATAGCTTGTGTTAACTGGTACATAGCGGATGTAGTTTCTTGTACACCTGCACCGGCAATTTTAAATTGCTTATTTAGTTGTTCAACAAAATAAATGGCCTCATCGTTGGAGGTGAAAGCGTCTTTTGCTAACAAATTTAGTTTTGCCACGCTATCAGCCATGTCTAAAAAGCTACCACGTGAACGATTGGCGGCTGAAAATACCTTATCCATAATTTCGGCAGTACTTTGACTGCCATCATTAATAAGATCAATACGAGCCCTTAACTGCGTTAATTGGTCCGTTGTTTTTACTGCACTAACGGCCATATCTTTTAACGCCCTACCGGCTGCCTCAATGCCCATCGCAGCACCAGCGAATGCAGCACCACTTTTTGCAGCATTCATAAGCCCCGGAATTTCAACCCCAAAGACCTTTTGAGCTTTATTTCTTACACTGTCAAGCGAATTGGAAATGCTCTTGCCTAGTGCTTGCTCTGCTTTCCTTGCCACTCTATCAAGTGCCTGTTCTGCACCATTAGACGAGCCAACAATTTTGACATTAATTTGACTTTCGGCCATATGCTATAACTCACCTCCCTCTTGTCTGAATTCTTCCATGAATAACTTTTCTTCGTTTTTGCGTTTAGCCAATGTCATTGGATGTAATTGTTTCATAATATCCTCGACAGTCAACTTTCGTTTGCCTGCGATATGTACATTTGTCATTAGGCACGCAAAATACGCTTGCTTACGGTCCTCAATCTCCGTTCTTAACTCATAACCCTCGGCAAGTTTGTAATACTCCATAGGGCTTAAATTCATGAATTCCCACGGTTTAAGATTAAGCGGACCATACGCCATGCGTTCGGCTTTCGTTATCCATACTTTAAAAGAGGGGGCGGTGTCGCCCCCTCTTAGTTTTTTGTTTCGTTTTCAGCCTCAACCTCGGAGCGTGCTTGCTCGTCAGCCTCATCTGGGAATAATGCGTAATATGCAGCTTTACCAAATACACCACTACCAATAAGGGCTTGTACAATCAACTGTACAAGGTCGGCATATTGGACTGTGCCCTCGTCAAAGAGTTCTTGCAATTTATCTTGGTAATAGATGTAATCACGCTTTTTGCCGTGGTGTTTCATACCTACGACCAATGCAGTGATAAGCTGATTAAACGTCATTGTGCCACTTTGTACCGCTTTAAAGATAGGCTCACCCCATAGCTGTTCCAACTCAGCAATACGACCAATGTTGAAATAGATAGTTTCGCCCATAGCGAATAGATCACAATTAATTTTTTTCATAATAAACACGCTCCTTATAAATAGTTAATTAGGCTTTTTTCAATTCAGACAATGGACCTGCACCATTCAATGTGCCTTTATATGTAGCCACATCATCATGCGGAGTACTTAAAGACAACTCTGTACAAGATGCATAGCCAGTCATGTAAGACTTGTCAGGATATTCAAATTTTAAATGAATTTTTTCATCATTCAAAAACGCTTTTTCAAGCAATACAAGGCTTTCTTCATTTGGCATGAGTAGCGTTTCAAGGTCGATAGACCATTCTTTTTGGCCCGGAATAGTAACTTTCCAACCGCCACTGTCTTTACTAGATGCGTCGATAGAGTCTGCTTTACGAGATACATCGCCACTACGTTGACCGCCCAAGATAAGCCATTCAGCATTCGTAGTTTCGTCAGTGCCTACATTTAAATAGATAAGATAGTTTTTGCCGGCTGTAGGCATTGCGGTTTGAGCCGGTTTGTATAATTTTTTTGGTGTTGCAGCTGGTGCCATATTAGAAAATACCTCCGTTAGTTTTCTCTTTTAAATCAATAAGGCGAACCATAAAGCGATATTGCGTACCAACTAAAGGCCGTACACTATCATGGTCGCCAACTTTACTTGTGCATACTAAATCTATAATCTGATAGCCAGTGTTCTGTAATATACATGCAGTTTCGTCTAATTCACCACAACGTTTGCGTAGATTATTAATAATTGCCTCGAACCTATCCTCCAAGTTAGCTATTAATTCATAACCGACTTGTAAATCTGGGTTATCATTTCTACCCCAAACCTCGATATATAGTTCTTGCTCTAATTCAGATTGAATGGAGTTATCACCCCTCGTAGTTTCCCCACGAATAACCATGATAACGCCATTTTCATCAACTTTCGCTGCTTGTGGTCGCATAGCACCTAGCATGACATTAAATGGAGCGCCGCTATTGTCGATAGTAGATTTAATATGTTGCATTAGTTCAAACCACATATTACCCCCTAAATATATCTACAGAGCGGTACCCTTTATATTCAGATGGGTTCCCTGTTAATTGTCCAGGTGTGATTTTAGATTCTAACATTCTAATCTTAGCCTCATAATATTCTAGCTTTTTAGAGTAGAAATCATCTGTGGACCCATTGTTGGTATAGCTACCTGGCAATGCGTATGCTTTATTTAAACAGACCTCACGATAGATGTAAGCAAGCACCAACTCATCAGTAATAAAACTTCTGATTACTTTATCTTCTGCGACACCTAACCGGTCAGCCAACGCATACAACCATTGCTCTGCTTTTTTAACAGCACCTTCTGTTACCTCAGGTCCTAGCAATTCATCGACGAATAGCTCATCCATTTCCTCGGTTTTATAAAGCATACGTCACCCCTTACATGTTAACTTTTATAGTGTATCCTTTTTTAACAAGCCCCTGTGTTACATCCTCTACTGCACTATCCGTATATCTAGCAAATATATCAGTGATATTCTCGATATTCCTGCGCAATGCATCATATAAGAATGGATCCGCTTTTGTTCCTGGGTGGAACACTTTTCTTGCGAAAATAAAGCCATTTCCTCCTCTAGGGACGAATCGTAATATTGTCTTATTTTTAGGGCGTATCAAGTGTGCAGCTGTACCTTCATGAACAAAAGGGGCGTATTTCGCAACATTACTGTCTAGGAATACTACCCCTTGCATACCACTATCTGTGATTCGATAGTCTGTCGCCTTTTCAAGATTGCCTGTTTTAGTGGCATATCTATGTTGTTCTTGTGCGCTATCTCGAACCAATATAGTACTAGCTTTTACCGCTTGCTGAATACGCCTGTTAAATATTTCCAAGCTATTCATAGCAATTATTTTTTACCGGAACCCTTACCTGAGGTTTTATCCTCAGGAGCTTTATCCTTAGGGCCCTCATCCTTTGGTTCTTTATCCTTAGGCTCTTTATCAGCATTTGGGGTTGTATTTTTAGGTTCCTTTACAGGTTTATCTTCCACAACTTCATAGCCGTGCTCTTTAAACCATTCAATGTGGTTGGCATCTTCAGTAAATCCTTCGCCGTCAACAAAAGTAACATTGCCAGTTTGTCCTGTATAATCAGACACTGGAGATTTTATAATCGGCATATTGGGCCTCCTTATTTAACTTTAATTTTGCGGAATACACCTGCAGCTTTAGATGCTTTTAATGCAACTGCGGCAACCATTTCGACCTCGCCTTTCTTTACAGCTCCGGAAGAAGTGAAGTCAGGGAGCCATAAGTTAACCACATTATCGCCCGCAAGAGATACGCCGTGGAAACCATCGAGGCCAAGGCGTGCGACATATAAAGAAGTTTCACCTTGACCATTAATACCTACTACAGGATCGTTACTACCAGCTTTGGTGCCAAGGTCAACTAATGGTGTAATGCCGTAATATTCAACTTGTTGTCCGAATTCATTTAATTGAGTAGAGTACATCGCAGAACGTCTAGCTACTGCTCGAATTTTAGCAATCAATTTAGAGTTGCCCATAATGGCAGATGGCGCACCATCCAAGCCTAAAAGGAATTCATCGAGTTGGTCTAAGAATGTCTTGTAGTTTGCATCAATAGCACCACTATCAGACAAATCGATAGCTGCTGTAGGTGTATATTCAGTAGAAGAACCTAAAAGCGCCTTGTCTAAACCATCAAATGCTTTAGCGTTGGTACCAGTATCGCCATTAATAACTGTGTCATTAAACAATGCAGTTGCAGCCTTGACCTTTTGCTCGATTTGTAATGTTACTTCATCAACAATACCACCCATTTTAGCGATTACACGGTCGATTTCAAAGGATCCACCAAATACTTTCAAATCAACAGTATGACGTTTACGAGTTACACTTTGAGGTGTGTATTCAGCATTAATATCACGGAAATCTGCTGTTGGTTGTGTTAATAATCGAGTATAACCATAGGTTAAAGTACCGCCACCGCCAGTAGGAGATACAGCATCATCAAATGTTAAGTTTTCAAATAAAAAAGACGATTTACGGAATTCGTCAATAACTCCCATTTGTAAATCGTCTTGTACGTTAAGTTTTGCTTCAGCTAATGTAATTGGCATTAGTTTATTCCTCCGTTATTAGAATTTATAAAATTTATTGGGTTTCAATAGCAGCCGCTACGGCCCCCTTTAAACCTACTGGCTTATTACTGCCAGAATTGTTGCTTCCTGCACCGCTTGTGCCTGAACCACTTCCGCGTTTTTGTACATCTTTAATTGCATAATCTTTACCTTTTAGCCATTCATCTACACAATCGTCAACAGTTCCACTAGTACCATCAGACTTAATATATCCATAAGTACCATCTTCGTTGACTTTGATGTTACCAACAATCAGCTTTGAAAATTCCTTAGGATCCATAGCGTTACGCTTCGTCAAAGAATCAACCACGGCTGCAGAAATTTCAGACTGTACACGTTGTGCATCAGCATTTTCTCTTGCTTTACGCTCGGCCTCTACAGAATCCTCCAGGGTTTTAATCCGTTGCTGCATAGCTACAATACCTGCATCATCTTTAATCCCTGTAGAGGTGATTTTTTCTAGCTTGCCTTGCGCATCAGCAAGCTCACGGTCGGCGACTTCTTTTGCCGCTTTTGCTGCTTTCGCCTCATCATTCTTGGCATTAAATTGACTCTTGGAAACGTAGTTTTCACCATAATCCTTAGTCACTGCCTCTGCTTGTTCCTCCGTTAACCCTAACTTAATTAGTTCCTCTTTTGTCATCTGTATGACCTCCTGTAAAATAAACTTTCCCTCTTCGCTTTATTTTCGTGAGCCACACCTCACGACCGCGGTCTTGTTCTTTTACGCCTGCAATACTAAAAAGGCAAATAAAAAAGCACCTGCATAAGCAAGTGCTTGATTGGTTAAATTAAGTTTTAAATTTCTCGTATTTCTACGATTTCACTGGCATACAATTCATATTCACCAACGTCTATAGACGCTTCGTCTGGCTCATTATTTACGCTAGATGTATATCCCAATAATTTGCCTTTCATAGTATCTCCATCAACGAATATGACTTCAATATTTTCTGATTTGATTTCATCATATCGTCTACGCAATTCTTCTTCTGTCATTTTCGTTCACTTCCCTTCGGTACAATATGAATGCCTTTATTAGATACATGCACAGTTGCAAAACTAGTACTCCGTTTCGCGCCTGTCTTCTCATGTACATCATACCCAATATGTGGGGATATATCAACTAGTATTTTATGGTTCCAATCGCCATTACGCGTAAAGCCTATTCCTCCATTATTCGCCCCAACTCTTATTGCCTTTAATACATCAGAATGTGATGGTTCGACATCGTAATAGCTTTTATTTTTTGAGGCATCATATAGCTTACCATCTTTTACATGCATGCTCTGCCGAGCTACATATGATTTATTAAAATATGGAGAATTAATATAGTCTATAATGCGAGCTTTGACATCTTCTTTAATTTCGCCATCTTTCCGTTTTGAGATTTCTTCGACACGAACTTTACCATCTTTTATGTAGTCTTTTAGACTCTCAATCACCGGGAGTCTGCGTTTAAAAACATCTCCACTCCACCCCCTAGCTTTTTCAGTCCACGATATATGCCCATTCATTACTGAGTTGCGTCCATTTACCCCTAATATTTGTTCTTGTTCTGTTTTATTCAGCGTCTTTAAATATGACAATCCGCCGGCTTCTACATTAGGCTTCGCAACAGTATTATTAATCATGCCATCGATCACTGGCATAATGCGACAAAGGCAATGTGGATGTGCTGGCAAATGTGGGAACTTATCCTTTGGATACACTCCACAGCCTAACCCATATAAGTCTGCGTTAGCGTATACATCGCAAATATCGACAATAGGGTGCCTCGAACTCATTCGCCACCGAAAGGCTACCACATCAGGATCATCTAAATGCCTTGCAATTTCCCCCTCAGCATATGCCCTCGCTCGTTCTGTCCGCGCAATGCGCTCTGCATGATATCTTGCCTTTTCTTGAGTTGCAACGTACACCGCACGATTAACGGCTGCGGCATTTCCTTTCTCGATTACATCCATCAGTTCGCTATATGCAGCCCTCATCCCAGGTGTTGTGCGTTGTTCAATTAAATATCGTACTTTTCTGATTTGATGTTTTACAACATCACGCCCCATCTTATCTGTAGGAAGCACGATGCTTAATCGATTAATACGTTTTATGAATATTGGTATTTCAGCTTTTGAAATAATAGTTTCACTACCGTAACCATCAAATAAAGATTTTGCGGTTTCCATTGTGTGTTCACCTTTTACTATTGCATCTTGAATAGTATTGGTTACTTCACGCTTCACGGCTAAGGATGCGTTGTGCAGTCGTTTGGATAAATTCAGTCCGTCTGGAGCCCACGCCTTCTGCATGGCCTTTGATATGGTTTCAAACTTATAAGGCATACCAGATATAATGGCATTTTTATTCGCACTACCTGTTACTCCTACATCAATACCATATCCACGTGCACATTCAGCCACTAACTCATCGACCAATGTCCCCCTCATAGCTTCCATGATTGGGACCTTCTTATAGGCTTTTTTAACTGCTACTCTTGGGTTATATCCGTCTTCTAGCAATCTGTGTAATTCATCTTCAAACTGATCAATTAATTTCCGAATAACATGCTCTGTTGCCTTATTCATCTACATCTACATCCTCGTCATTATTTAGATTAGAATACGTTCTATCCATCAATTCTTGATCTGCAGTATTCTCTACTTCTTTAACAATGGCATCGTATACATTGCCGTCAACGTTAGGCATATAGCCATCAAGTATCCGTTTAAGCACTTCAACATAATATGTTTTAGATTTAAACCCTAAATCAAGGGCTTGCTGTCCTTGAGATAAGCAATCAGCTACATCATTAATGTCAAAGTCCCTTGGATATTCGCATTTATAATTCAACTGCTCGCCAGTCCACAATTCATATAATGCAATAATGGCTTTCTCTGCATTTTCACACTGTACAGCGAAGTTTGCTAGTCGTTGATTTGTTCTTTTGAATGCCCACTGTTTAGCAACCCCTGATTTTTCCTGCTGAACCCCTACTACAGAATCAACACCACCTATGCGGTACATTTCTTTAATTTCAGCTTCCTTTTCTTGCATGATAATTTGCGCCGGCCCATTATCTGGAGCAATAAAAGCAGGCGGATGACTAGCCTCTGATGGATATAGTAGTACGTTGTTAACGCCCAAGGTTAAGTCTTCTATTCCTTCATCGGATGGCATGGTTAAAGTAGAAAATGTTTGAGAGTTCAAAATCTGTGTCAATAAACTATCAAGATGATAGACTCTATAATTCTTTTGTGCTAACGAATAGAACTCTGGATACGGTAATATAGTTGTTTTCTTAGTGCTACGGCCAAACCATTGCACTACAGGGACACGTCCTAACCCATGTTCACCTTCATTAATAATGCCCCGCCCTTTATCACGAATAGTCCATTTTGTATCTGTCCATTCATAATATACTGTTGAACTACCTCCATTATCATCAGTAATAATCGTTCTATATTCGAATCTAATTATTCGACCTTTGTCATCCAGTTTCCAACCAGTCACATCACCAGGTTCAACTGAAATTAAATACGGTAACCGTCTATCACGTATATTATCAGCCAAACTTTCACCAAATTCTGCTTCATTGTTAACAATGACATACACAACACCATACATTTTGGCAATCAAAGCTTGTTGCTGAATGTATTCTTGTAATGATGTACCTAATCGATCTGCATCTTTTAAAAACACTTTGAATTTAGCCGTTTCTTTATACTCTCTTCGAATTTCATCATTAAAGATAGGATCTACATTCGCATTAATAATCGCTGCTGTATGATTAGAATAGCTTGATAACTTTTTACGGAAATTATAATTGTCTATGCTTTCTCTTGGATGCTGTTTTAAACCACGACCTAAAGAGAATAACCCGGACCCATAGTACGCATCATGTAATAACTGGTATGCATACTTCTGTTCGTTTGTAATAAACATATAATGAAGTTCCTCCTAATAAATATCAGAATTGATGGATTTAATAACAGGCGCATTCAAACGTTCAACAACGCCTGTCGTTGCGTCTTGAGCATCATCATGTGCATTCTTGTTTTTTCGTTGATACTTATACATTGATGTATAGTATTCTGGCCAGCGGTCTCTAAAGTTAACTGGGAATAAAACATAATCCATAACTTGTGTAGAATTCGATAATATCCTAGCCTCCTTATTTTTGCTTTGGTGGAATGCTGTAATCTTTGTTCGATTATCTGGATACTTCTCTTTTAATATTCGTTTAACATTACGAGCAAAACCACGCCCGCCATTATTAGATTCTATATCTGCAATATTGACATGGTTTTTATGTAATAAGTCTGCCGTAGATTCTTCTGTGACCTCCATAGGGGCATCAGTAAATAATACATCAAGCACATATGCATAGTCTTTATATACGCCATAAACAATAGCACATAAATAGTCTTCCCCAGTGTCCGCAGAATCGACATATGCCTTTATTGTAGTAAACAAAGGATATCCTTTATCATCTTTAGGAATATCATCATAAGTGCTGAAATATGTATATAACCTACCTTTTATATCAATAGGTAATTGCTGGTAATTGGCAGATGCAATGTCTTCGCCCATTGCCCTGCACTTCTCTTGGTAGCTTTCATAAGACAACACATCATCGCACAACATAGTGCCATCGTCCTGTAAGGCTTTCATGGTAATAACCTTTGCTTTATCCCCAAAGTGTTCTATTGCCCTACCGGCTAGATCATCAGATGCCCAACGAGTCATGATGATAATTATCTTTCCGCCTTCCTCTAAACGTGAAAGCATGGTATTAGTGAACCAATCCCAGTGCTTGGCCTTTGTATTTTCGTTATAAGCCTCTTCTGCGTTCTTGATAATATCATCAATGATAAGAATAGATGCACCAAAACCTGTAGCAGTACCACTTGGAGATGTAGCTAGGTAAGAATTATAACCGCCCTCTAACGACCACATATCCATGGAGGCATCGCCACGTTTGATACGTATATCAGGGAATATGTCAGTATATACAACTCTGTTTGCGTCTGCCTTTACTTCTTGAATATCATTGCGGACATTCTTTGCAAAGGTAGTGGATAGAGTTGTGTTATACGAACCAGTCATAATCTTTTCTACAGGGTTTTTACCTAATATCCATTTAACTGCCATCTGAGCTGTACGGCTTTTACCGTGCCGAGGTGGCATATTCATTATTAGGACTTTTGCGTCCGGATCTTCATAGAACTCTTGCAACGTATCGCACAATTCGACTAGGTAGTCTCTGTCTTTCCTGTAAAAGTCCGGTGCTTGTAAATGACAATAATAAAAAAACTCACGCCTAGCCAATTCATATTTGAATTGCTGCATGAGTTCCGGTGTGAGTTTCATGCCCTCACCCCTCTTTATCGATTAGCTTTTTAAGCTCCTCTGTTGTTACACCTTCAAGAGGATTGCTTTGAACAGTTGTATTGACTTCCATTTCAGTTTTATCAGTCTGTCCAAGAAATTGCTTGCCAAGAAATATTGCCATTGCTGCAGATCTATCGGCCAGCTTCCACTGTTTTCGTCGTAAGCTAATCTTTCCTGCACTTCTCTTTTCGCGGAAAATGTCGGAAAAAGTCTTTCCATACGTACGTTTGCACCATGCATTTAAGGTCTTATCAGAAACGTTTAAAACGAGAGTGATTTCCTCTTGTGTGGCTTGAATCTGACACATTGCTTCAAACTGACTCTGATTTATCACTTTTTTCGGTCGCCCCATTTTAGCCACTATCTCACCCCCTAGCTACTTCAGGACCCCTTTATTTTGTTTATACTTCCCGCATTCCTTATGTACCTTTGCGGTTTTTGTTTTTACTAACGAATGTGACGGCGCATACGATTTACACATATGATCAATATGAATTCCATTAGCCTTGCACCAACCTTTCACATTATTTAGGCATCTTCTCTTTTCACAATATACATCAGTCAATCGCATTCACCTCGTTCCATTCTTCTTTTGCATAACTACATGCGTTTTTATCATTGATAATATACTATATCTTGTTATATTGTTTTATAAAAACAATATCTTGTATGAAATGTTTGTTCTACTTTATATTTTATAAAATAAGTTTAAAACTTCTGTAATTTTCCATATTGTTTTTTTACATTTAAGTGATATTATAGTGTTGAGATATTTAGACATATATAAGGATGCTCTGAGTTATTAGCTACAACTCATCTTTCTTTAAAACAAGTTAGCTTGTTCCGTCTATCGAAAAAGACCCCATTTTTTGGGGTCTTTTTCATTTTATATATTAATGCTAGTTTAATATATAATTTATAGTTATAATGTAAATAGTGCGGGCCCGCCATAAATCTCTTCGGAGAAATTTATGAAAGGAGAGCAGGTATATGTCCAAAATATCTCAATCTGGGTCTAAACGTGGCACAAAGAAATTTGTTGCTTATGTAACAGACCCTAAGACAGGCAAGCGTCGTTATGCTCGTGACTACGGTAAACGCGCATTTGTTATTTATGTTTAATAAATAACAAGCCTTTTCTTTGCATCCTTGTGCGATCGCACTACCTTATAGGATTAGCTACCCTATAGCAAAAAGCCCTTGCCGAAGCAAGGGCTTTTTCGCTTTTGTGTTCTAGGTATTCACTTTGTCGAGAGAGATTAATTTGTTTCCCTATTAACTCACACTATCATTATAAACTGTCAAGAAGGACAGGTCTAGGACAGTTTTGGGACAATTTCTCAGGCTAGCTTTGTATTTAACCCAATAACTCCCCACAGCAATACAGATAACTCTTCAATCCCTCTAGCGATGTAACGTTTGATGGTACGAACATCTGGCTTTTCAGGAAATGATTCTGCAATCTGTTCTAATGTTTCTCCATCAATATAATACCTACGCATGCACTCACAATACTTAAATTGCTTTGTGCTACACTTCTCAGCATAGATATCGAGCATGTTATTCACGTGCCTCATCATCAATGCTGTTTTTTCTTTGCTTTTAACAATCGCATTCACTTTCACAATGCTTTTATCGTCAAACATATCAATTAACAGTTCATTGAGCCATATATCCTCGGCTTGTGTCGAATCCGAGATAGCATTGTCTACGTATGACTGTAACTGACTATAATGCTTAAGCAGCTTGATCGTGTTGTGTCGAAGTTTACGACCTAGCTGTGCATTTTCTTGCTTTGCTAATTCATAGTAGGTTTTAGTGGCCACCTCAGTGGCTAACCTAGTAATCTTTTCAATTTCGTATTCATTCAAATACAACTCCTCCTTTATGCTTTATTTTAGTCCGTATTGTGTTTTATTCGAGCTTCATGAAGATTGACTCACTAACGCATTAAAACGTTCTTATACATATGAAATTTTAATTTTTATGGCTATTATCGACTATAGGAATATACTCATATGTTCTGTGATATGTACAATCACAAAATCATCATCGTCATTTACAATCTCATCAGCCATAGTTCCGATGAACTTTCTATTATCATTTTCTAACACTCCTGCAGCTTGTAATCCATCAAGAATGAATTTCTTAGCAAAAGCTACATTATCAGGATCATGCCTTGTTGATGAGTGCCATTCAAATAATAGGTCTACTTTTCCCTTAACCGATTCTATCTGTTGTGATACACATTGGTCTTTGACTTGCTCGGTGCATTTATTTTTCATAGCGGCGGCTGCTATAGTCGAACCACGCTCACAGTCGATATACTCATTTAACGTTGGGAACCGGTTATGGGATTTCTTTCTAAACCTAAACTGACATCGTAGGAGAATCTTCATCGGTGTGATTCTCCATTGAATATAGCCTCTTCATATTCTCCACGTAAGCGGTCGTATATTCTTTGACTATAATTTTCTTCAGTCCAGGTCTCGCTATAATTCGTCGTAAGAATTATAGGCTTCATTCGGTTGTAGCGATCAATAATAACGCTTTCAACCTTAGATGCTACCCAGTCAGACTTCGAATACTCTGCCCCGAAATCATCAAGCAATAACAAGGGAATATTTCTAAGTTTTTGCTCATAGCTCAGATAGGCTACATTATCGCCCTTAGATAACGTAAGCATATTATCTAGTAGATTTGGCATTGAAATCATAAGGCATCCTCTGCCTAATTTCATGGCCTCTTTTAGAAGGCTAACTGCAATAGATGTCTTTCCTGTACCAGCTGGTCCCCTTAATATAAGCCCCTTGCCAGACTCAAGATTTTCTTTTAGGTTATGAGAGTACTCCTTAACCACAGCATAGGCTTCAGCATTTTCTTTCGGGAAACTACCATGCTTACGCAACCAGTCGAAATCCATATCGTAATATCGTTTAGGAATTCCAACTGCAGCATACGTAGTATTAACATTGGTTTGAATTACTACTGGTTTATCATAAATTGGATAAAAGAACTCATTTTTTACCGTGTACTCTTTCATATTCCGCTTGCCAGTCAACTTGCTCGTCTCTTCTCGAAGAGCCTCTATTGCTGCTGTTACGTTTATTGGTTCCAAAATCCTTTTGCACCTCCTTCTTTAAATTTCCCGCTGTGACAGTTTCAACATACTTGATGCTATTGCCACCATTATCTGAAGTGGTATTGATAGCAACAATAACCCGTTCTTTTCCATAAGACTCAACTAGATCATCCAACCGTTCTTTAATGACAGGTGAAATATCTCCAATTGATTTCATATACAAATCGTAAATGGGTTTATTTTTTACTTCATCATCTTCAAACATAGATAGAGGGTTTTCATCTTCGCGCGCGCGCGTATCTCTCTCTATATTATTTTCTTTTATTTTCTTTTCTTTTATTAGTTCGTTTTGCTCAACATGTGTTCCTTTTTGTTGAACACGTGTTCGTTTTTGTTCGTTTTTACGTCTAGCCTCTCCGCTCTTAATGCCTGCGAGCCTACGTTTTTCGCGGAGTTCTTCGTTTTTAACCTTTCGAAATTCAAGACGCCGTGTTAAGCTCGGAGACCAAAAATATTCATCATCACAAGCCAATAATTCATAGTCTGAAATCAATGAATTTACGAACAAAAAGGAACACATTGAACATAACTCATTTTGTTCAAACACATGTTCATTTTGTTTGAACACATGTTCAACACATGTTAAATTTTCTTTATTTTTTACTCCTAACTCATTATCAAGAGCAAGGAATGTATATCTTTTTAATGGCAGTTTGTAATCTTCATATGAGGCTAGTTTTTCAAGAATAATCCACCACCATGCATACGCGATCATTCCATATTCAGATATCATTGCTATTATCTTGGGGTCACTGCTCGCTGTAACATCATGGCTAAAATAATAGGATTGGTCTTTTGCCATAAATTATCATTCCTCGTCTATAAACAAACTATCCTGGGCTCGTTTCCCCATAATAAACTTAACGCATTCTTCGATTAAATTCTGAACAGAGATAGTGAATGTGGCATCCGCGTATTCAACGTTCAACCAGTCCGTTTTAAACTTAAATGAATTGTGCGTGTTCTCGTCACCAACAGTCCCCTCTACACTCACCTTATCAACTATATCTTCATCGTAAGCATCACATTTAAATTTAAATGTATTGACTAAAAATGGGATTTGAAACTTATCTAAGAATTCAAAGTTCTTTTTAACGATAGATTGTAAGTTGCTGAATGCTTGAAATAATTCAGGGCGTGGATCATCTTTAGATTTAAGCGTTAATACATCGGTAAATCCAGTTGTAGACGGCTTTTGAAATGCGATACTAATGTCAGCATCTTTTATTTGAATTGATTTAATAATCATAAGGGACTCCTTTCTTGTTCTACGATTATTAATTTACCAGTAGCAGACTGAACCGCTTGCTTAAATGCTGCAGCATCAGAATTACCATCTGATAAATGTAGTAGTCGAATGTCTTGACACTTAGTAAGGTCCATAGACTTTAAAAATTTAACAACATTCTCTAACGAAAAATGGGATTGAATTAATCGTTCCATGCGTTTCTCATGCAGGCCTCCATCATCAACACGTTGGTTCAGGATTTCATATGAATGATTACACTCGACCATGATATGATTCACATCTTTAAATGTGTACCGGCAATAGTAGGTGTCGGTAATATATAAGAGTTTTTCCTCACCGTCAGAAATTAAGAATCCAACGTTCGGAACATCATGTTCTAGTTCAAATGGCAATATAGTAAAATTACCTATCGTAAATTGAACCTTAGGTGTAATGTAAATAGCTTTATGATTACCTGCTACATATAACGCATCTGCAGTATCTTTTAACATATACACATGATGACCAAGCTTTAATAGGTCGTGAACTGCCTTGCTATGATCCCCATGTTCATGAGTGACTAATACGCCACATAGGTGCAAGAAATTAAATCGGCAATACCGTTGAATTTCTTTAAATGTTAATCCTGCATCTAGTAGCAGTTCATCACCATTGGTTGAGGTTTTGATTCGGTAGCAGTTCCCTTTAGAGCTACTACCGAATGCTTGAATACTAATCACAATTAATCACCGAACATATTGACTACTTCGCCAGTTTCCGGATTAACAAATTCACTGGTAGGTGTAGGTTCAATATCGATTACTTCACTATTAGCGTTTTGATTAATAGTTTCAGCGACTATATCAGCTGTATCAATAACCTTTCCTTCAACATCAATGATTTCATCTGCAGTCTGTAAACCCATTGAGATTTCAGGTGCTGTCGTTCTAATTAACCATGCTGCAGCTCTATAACGTAACATTTGATCTGGCATAGTTTTCCACTTAGAGCCCTTTTTGTCGTACCAGCCTTCTTGCTTGGCTAATGCGATGGTTACTTCAGGACCTGCGATAATTTCATCTGAGCCTTTCTCCCGAGTATAAGCAATAATACCTTGAGAGTCTGTTCCTTTTTCACCAGTTGGTTTGTATTTAATAGCTTCAAAACGTCCGCATTGATTAAACGTTGCGATTAAGAATTTAGAGGACCAGCCAGGGTTACCATATACGATATAGAGGTTTTGCATAACCATTAATGGGCTAGCGTTCATTCGAGTGGCCATCTCCAGCGCAATAATCGCGTTCCCCATATTTTGCTCACCCTGGAATTGTTGAGGAACTAGCGTGGAATGTGTAAACATTTTTGCTTGTCGCTGTAACAGCTCAAACCCTTCTGCAGATTGAAAACCAGGTAAATTTGTATTACTTCTAGTTGCTAATTCATTTGCCATTGTATGCCTCCTATGCTACGTCTTCACATACAGCGTGGATGTTTAATTTAGTTAAGATACTATGAATTTCTAAACGGCCTTTTTGCGTCCACTTAGTCGTGATTTTAGAATCTAAACGTCCATCACTTCTGCAGAATGTAAACGTTTCTGATTTTGTAAACCCTTTAGCCATATGCTGCTTGTAGAGAATCCATTGATCACCGACCTTACGTTGTAGACCAGCTTCATGCAAAATTTTATTTAACTCTTGAGCGCTCATGCCGTAGTCAGCGGCAATCTGAGTAATTGTTAAGCAAGATTTGCTCGAAAGGATTTTATCCACGTAATCCTTAACTGGTTTAAATTCAGCTATCTGCTGCTCTTGCTGAGCAACAATAGCTTTTGTTGCATTATGTGATTCTACCTCGTTCGCGTAAGCTCTTAGAGCTTCAGGCAACGACTTTGGAACCGCAAGGGAATATGACCCTGTTTTACGGATGCTAGGAATTACATCATGAGTGACCCATCGTTTAAATCCTTTTAATTTATTAACACGTTCCTGGATATATTCATCACTAACCCCTCTAGCTTTTGCTGGTTGTAGCGAAAATAGCAATTGGTATAGTCCACTTTCATTAACTATGGCTACCTCTTGTATTCCACCAGGGGTATTCATTTGCGTATACCCCTTTTCATCTGCATCTAAATCCTGCATAATACGATTTCTGTTTGTCGCGCCAAATACATCGCATACATCTTTTGCAACAAACCAAGGATTTCCATTTTGTTCGATAGCACGAACTTGGCCAAATGTATCATTTTTAAAAATCTGTAAATCAGTCATACTTACACCTCCTTAACCACTAATTGTGGTTCTGATTCATCAACGATCAACTTAATAGTTTGGCTATTAACAGGAACGAATTCAGTTACTGCTTCCGCATTATCGATGAATACCGGAGCATTCACTTTGTAATAGCTTGTTAATGCATTGATAATGTCTAACCCTACATTAATACGTGCTGCGTTATTCATGCTGCGATATGGAACCCCTTTATAGGTGGTTTCACAGCACTCTTCAATATTGCCATTTAACATAACATTAAACATTTTGAATCGAGCTAATTTAAATCTTGAATTAATGTTTTCTTCCAACATATTGACCTTTGCTTTAATAAATTCATCCATTAAAAAGGATGCTTCATCAAGAGCGTTCTTTTCTGCTACTAACTTTTGTTGTTGATTCTCTAACTCTAAGATTCGATGATTAATATCATCAATAAGTTTAAATTTATTTAATTCAGTTTCAAGCCCTGCTTTTTTAGCTTTCATGGAACTCAACTCTTCGTTAAGTTTTGCAATCTCTTCAGCTTCAGCACCTGGTTCATCGTCAATCTCTAGTAAGAATAATTGAGCCTTCAAATCAGCATAGACTGGATCATCTTCAATATTAGGCTCAAGGTACGCCTCATATTCTTTAAATTTAACATTGTAAGCATCATTATATTGAGATGCCTCAATAGTTAAACTATCGATCTTTGACACCATAATTTCTTGTTGCTCTTCGTAGTTTCCCTTAAGCTTTACTGCACTTTCAATAAGCCCTTTCCACTCCTCAAGCTTCTTAGATTTATTGGCGTTAAACTCTGCCTCGAGTATCGCTTGCTTATCAGCGGGTAGTGCTTGGCCACAAGTAGGGCAAGATTCTTTATTGAATTGTTGTGCGTTAAACGTATCAAATTCAGATTGTAAGGTTACAATGCGTTTAGACTCACGCTCAATTTCTTTGTTAAGCTCATCTCGTCTATCAACACATCTATCTCTGTCTACTTCTACCATTTTTAGTTTGGTTAAAGAGGCTTCATATTCACCGCGTAGGTGTTGTTTTTGTTTGTGATAGTCGGATAGTACTTCAGACCTTTGAGCTGCTAACTTGCGTTTTATATCACGGATTTTAGATTCCTTTTCAGTAGAACTAAACCCGTTTTGAATAATTGCCTTTTGCTTTTCAACTTCATCTATACCAGCGGATAAGGTTTCAATATCACGAATGAGTTTTGCTTTATCAGATACAGTTTCAGGTTTGTTTCGTACAGCTTCATCAATACGAATTGGAATCATATCCAGCTCTTTATTGATAGCAGTTTTCTTCGCTGCGACCACCTTACGATGATCATCTACAGTTCGACCTTCTAACAGTTCAGCCAATCGTCTTAAGTCATCACGACTATTAATTACGCTGATATCATCGATATCACCACACATTTCAAGCAATAATTTACGACGATTTTGCCAAGAATACGTTTCATTAAAATACAATGGATTGGTGATTAATTTAAAGATGCTTTCATCAATAAGAGTATTTACAAGTTCTTTATACTCTTTTTCTTTTTTAGGCACCCCATCAACAAAGTAATCTGTTGTATGACCGGTGAGCGTTACATCACCACCACGAGGGGATGAATACTTTTCACGATACACACGTTTGAGTTCAACTGTACCACCTTCATCCAAAGTAAATGTACCTGTTACTTCGTGATTGACTTTATGGATAGGCACCCCACCGTCCAATGTTTTGATTTCAAAATCAGCTCTATCCAGGCTGTCTTTGCCAAATAGTAACCAGCACACAGAATCAAATACAGTTGTTTTACCGGTAGCATTATCGCCACGGATTACGACATCTCCATTAAAATTTATGGCAAAGGACTTTAGTCCTTTAAAGTTAAGCAATTCTAATTTTGTAAGTTTCATAGTGATCTCCTATACAACACTAGCGTCCACGTCGATGGTATGAGTTTCAATCTTTAATTGATTGGCCCATTGCATTACCGTCGAATTAATATGAGCATTCTTTTTAAGCGTTTCGTTAGCAAAGAGCTTAGCCTGCACTAAGTCAAAGATTGGACGACCTTTTTTAGTCCCTTTATTGGCTAATTCTAAACATGCAACTGGCTTCATAGCATCATCAGTAACTAACACTATTGCGGTAGTTCCTTTCATGACTCTATCTCGATATGATCCAACACAATTTTTTAACCGTTTACCAGCAGTCATTAAATCAGCTGCAGTTTTTGGAACCATAAAATGCATTCCGTTTACATTTGCTTGTAACTGAGGGACCTCCGGAAGCATTACGTCGCCATACTCTTGCTTATTGAAGATTTTGATAACTTCATCGTGGAAGTTCTTCAATTTGAATCGTTTTGCCCATAATACATCTTGGTATTTTGCATCGAGCTTTGTGTACATATCTACGCAATCCTCGATATCACGAATATCCTCACCTAGTAGCCACCGCAATATGCCAGGTTCACCACAACGTTTAATTAGTTTTTGCCACATGTCCTTAGAGTGAGGTGTATTTAACTTCATCGCCTTACGAAAATCATTAGCGTTATGAAGCTTACCTGTATATGGGCAAGCACTTTCATAGCTTCGTTGTAGCGTTAGAATAGTACGTCTACAATTTTCATCACTAAAGAGATTAAGAACATCAGACATATATACGCTTAATGGATTATTAACCATACACTTCCGCAAGGCTCTACTGTTTGGAGCCTTATATGATTGTCTAAGCGCTTTTTGAAAATTCATACCTCTTCTTGTAGCCTCCAATACATCGTCATCAAAAGGAATATTTGTATATCGATATAGGCTATAAGCGTTGGTCCAATACACATATTGCCTCATTAAGTTAACAATACTAGGCATGTCCGGTGCCGATAATTTTAAAATCATATTAAGCAGCATCGTAAAATGATAGCCGTTTTCTTCAGTGGCGCCAGGAGCTACATATACATCCTTAGTGCCGTACCCATATGTTTCCTTTAGTCTCTTTTCAAACATAGCTCTTAATGCTTTGAATGTTTTGTTTAAAAACTTTCTGTTAAAGTCCGTCATAGCATATGAATCGCCAAAGAATTTAAGCACAGGCATAATCTCATTTTCACGAATGTAACCAACAGTTAACTCATGGCGAAGTCTAAATCTATCAATGAATATAGCCTTACGTTTCTTAAAGTCGAATCGCAATGTTTCCGTACACATTCCGTGGTCGTTTTTTCTGCCGTCAAAGAAAAGCTGTATGCCTTGGTATCTAATTTTTAAATCCAGGAAGTGCTTGTAATTAATAACCTCCACATAAGCGGTCACAGGATATACTTTCTCATCACTAATGGAATAGTAAATCTTATGATCAAAAGGATTTGATGATGTTTGGCAGTTTGGGCAGGTATAGTATTTCGCACCAGTAACGTATCCATTATGATATGAATATTTACGCTGCCATCTACCCCCAAAAGTAAATCCGCAGTCGATATGGTGAATGGTTGTGTATTCCGCATCGTAAGGAGCCTCTAGGATTACACTATCGAACATTTTGTGAATATAGGTGCTGGATACAATCTCCACAGTGAATACCTCCTTTTAGTCGCCGAACATAGCAAAAAGGTCAGCATTTTCTTCTACACTAGGCTCAACCATTGGCTGTGTTTCATCTATAGCTGGTTCATTATCAACTGGTACAGACTCTTTGCTTGTTTTGGTCTTGCGTTTGCGTTTAGGCTTTTCATCTTTAGGAGTTCCTTCGGATTTTTCTTTAGGTGTAGCCGCCTTAGGTGGCTCTACTACATCAAAAGCTTTTACAATAGCATTAGAAGCTTTCATAACATTTTCGGTATATGCAATACCTGCTTCGTATTCTTCAGCGTTATCAGGATCAAGTTCAATTGCCTTATGTAATGCGTCTAGCGATTTTTTACATATGTCAGCTTGCGCTTTGAATTGTTGTTTTGCCATATTATTCCTCCCCTGCTATTACGGTTTTTAAATCAGTGATAATATCATTAGTTAATAAATCACTAGTAATCTTTTCTGTAATGCCATGTTTTTTAAAGATAGTAATAACTTTCCCTGCACGAACCATATCTTTACCCATCCAAGCTCTCATTTCTTGGAAAAATGCTTTTTTATCTACCGGTTCAGTAGTTACATCTAATGCTGTATCCTGTTCCGGTGTTTCTGTTGCAGTTGATTCGTCAGTCGGTGTTTCAACAGGCGCAGGTTCTGCTACAGGTTCTTCTGCCTGTTCAACCTTTTCTTCTTTTTTATCTGTTACTAACTTACCTTCAAAATCGGTTACAGGAACATCCTTTTGTGCTGACTTAACTTCAACAGGTTCAGGCTGTTGTTTTCTATCTACTTTTTCTGCGACTTCAGACGCAACTACTTCAACATCGACAGTCTCGCCAACTGTTACTGTAGGCGCTTCAACATTAGAGCAATTACCGCAGCACTGATGATTTAATCGTTCGTTCCAATCTGCCACTTGCACTGCTAGATCATCTAATGTGTTGAATTTAATAGTTAAGATATTTTGATTTTCCATGATAGTTTCTCCTTTAAAATTTGAATAATAACTCGCCATCAACTAGCATCCCAGTTACCATCTTGGGAATGCCAAGTTCTTTAAGCTTTTTGATTACGTGACTACTTTTAGTAATAAAAATAGTGTTTCGCTCGATTTGCTTTGCGGTCGGCTTAAAAACATGAGGGTCTGTTTTTAACGCAGGTGATACGCAAATCACTTTATTGTGAACGTCTATACCAACTCTAAAATATTCAGGCCCTTTTAATTTTTTATAAGAGGCTAATGAAAGCTTGATATAACTATTAGTTACAACAATTGCTACTGTTTCTGCTGCACGACGCTTTTCTTTATTATCAGCGAAAAAGTTGAAGTCAAATGTATTTACAGATGGCAATAATTTTTTAGATTTTATTTCAGGCATATTAGCTCCTCTCAAAACTTAAATATTAGCTTTTTGGAATCACCTTCGATGATCACGTCCCCACTAATATTTTTAGTAATACCTAATTCTGTTAACTCTTTTAATACGACTCTCGCCCTTGAGATAATGATTTTAGATTTTTGTAAAGCAGCTTTAGGTGGATAAATCGCTGCTTCATTATTCTTTTCTAAAACAGGATATACATGAATTTCTCGAGCTGATGTATCAATTCCAACTCGCAAGCCTTCAGGTCTACCAATTGCGTTATACGCGTCTACACTTAATCCACAAGCCGAGCCCCATACGTTAAATCGCACTTTAGGGGGCACACGCCCAGAGCGGCTAAAAAAATTAAAGTCTATATTTTTATTAACAGTTGGCATGATTGCCTCCTTATGTGTTACAATTTAACTGGTTATTTTAATAGTGGGTTGTACTTGTTCCAGCAAGTGCAGCCCTTTTTCTTTGCTTTGCCCTCATTCTCAAATGAGAGGTATGACAATCTTTACATACTGTAACCACTTTCCCAATAGCGGTATTGTAAAGACTGTAGGTAATATTCGGGGTAAGTTTATACCCACAGTGATAACATCGTTTTACCATTTCACCAACATCTCCCCCGTAATCCACCAGTAGAAGATACCTACCGTTAGATATAAGAAACACGATCCGACAATAAATCCCTCTATAATATCAGCTAACTGTGGCGCCATAGCAGCACGTCTAAGCTCCCGTTTTTCTTTGTATGTCATCGTACTCATCGTGTCTTTCACCTCCTTACTCTCCTATTCTTGCCTGGCATCTTTTCGCTAACCAGGCATTAAACGAATCTAAATGTATTAAGCGTTTACCTCCACGCTGTCCAATTTTCATGGATGGGAAATCAAAATCTTCCGCCCACTGCCGAATGACAGCAGGTGCTACGCTGGCCAATTCAGCAGCTTCATCAACAGTGATACATAGCTTACATCTATCCATTGAGCCCTCCTTATCAATATTTCATTAACTAAAAGGCTACTTATACTTAGGAGTTAATACAGCAATATAATGCGGCGCCGGTTCAACATCATCAGCAGTAATAACGGCGACTACTGTATCGTCATCTTCGTTTTTAATAACTATTTTTGTAAACATATCAGTATTCAGTATTGTATTTTCTGTCATGATAATCTCCTTTCGACACAATAAATGCTTTTGATATAATCACCTTGAAAGGAGGTGGTTATTGTGGGAATGATAAATGTATCATCTTCAAATGTTTCCGCTATTGGGTATGAGGATGGTATCATTCAAGTGCGGTTCAAAAATGGTTCCGTATACCAATACTTCGGCTGTAGTGAAGATTTATTTCAATCTTTTTTGAATGCATCTTCAAAAGGGAGATTTGTGCATCAGTATTTAGTCCATAAACCACAACGCAAAATTAGATGACTAATCATCTATCGGCACGCCAATTTCGGTATTGCACACATTCACAAAAGTGTCTGTCACCAATATCGTCGTATGAGGTGTGCCGTTTTTTCTTACCCATTCCACTAATGGTCTAGCTGCTAATGCTAGTTCTTTGTGTTCTTTTGGGATACACGCTTTCTCTATATTCATAGTTTCTCCTCTCTACTGCCACTAATGTTGTTGGTGAGCTTTATCTTTTTTCACTTAATTTCTGTTATAATTACCTCAAAAGGGAGGTATTAATTATGATTAATTACACTGATTTTTTCTTAGGCCTTTTTACGGCGTCGTTTGCATCTGCACTAGGTGCGTATCTGAATCACTTAACAAATGTTAGTAGACTAAAAAAAGAACGAAAAAAATACAATAAGGCGTTATTGCTTATGTTCATTCGATGCATTGATAATTGTGCAAGATTCATAATGACGACTGGCGTCTATTCTGCATTTTCAGAATGGGACTATTCTTTATGGCCCGAAATACGTGTTGAAATTGCCAAAGCATATCCTACAGAATTTATTAAATTCACACTCCTTATCGAAAAAATGTCTGTTGTAAAAGATCACTCGGACGTCGAATTTTTACGCGAAGAAGCTCAACGGCTTAAGGCTCACGTCCAGCAACTACAATAATCAAAATTCCTGTCAGCACGAGCCCTATAATATATCCGATGACAAACTCCATATTTTCACGTCCTTTCTACTGCCACTAACGTTTGTTGGTGGCTTTTACTTTTTACAGTTGCGTTATCTTTCAAATACGCTATTACATCAGTCATAATGTCTTCCACATTAGTGATCGTTAATCCATGTGCTATTGCTATGGAAATCATTGCGTCTACTATGCTCTGGTGCGTTGCTTTTGTAATGAGTTTTACTATTTTCATTGTTCCTCCCTTTTGGTTTTTGAATATCAGTTTTATAGAATGATATTTCGTGTTTACTTTTCAAAAAAAAGAACATCTAAAGACATATCAACATTTAATGCATTTTTTATTGCTCTAGCTTCCATTAATGTTAAAGGATATTTGCCATTAAGTTTATCAATAACGGTGTAATATCGTTTTCCTAATATTTCAGATAGTTTCTTTTTAGACCAGCCCTTCCTTGCCAATTCTGCTTCTAAGTTTGGGTACATAACATCACCTCCTTTCAACACGTTATTTCGTGTTCTTTACAACTAGATAATAACACGATATTTCGTGCTTTGCAAATTTAAATTTGTTTATATTTAGGAGCTGAAATTATTTATAAATTATATTTCGTGTTTATATATTGATATTTCGTGTTGTAAATGATATTATAAAAATATATTTAAAAGGAGACCCTTATTATGACAAGAGAAAGCTATCTAAGAGAAAAAATATTAGAGCTCGGAACTGTAAAGGAATTTGCCGAAAAAATTGATATGCCCTATACAACCCTATTATCTATTTTAAAAAATGTAGGAGGCGCATCTATAAATAATGTGATTAAAATATGTGCTGGTCTAGGGATAAGTGCAGATATGCTCGCAGAAATTGGTGAGGAAATAACTATTCCAAGTGAAACGAAGGGCTACTACACTGACCCAGAAGCAGCCGAATTCGCCGAGTACCTACGCACACGACCAGGGGCTCGTATGCTCTTCTCTGCCGCTAAAGATATAAGTAAGGAGGATTTAGAAAAAGCAGTCGAATATATAGAGCTTTTAAAACTAAAACATAAGTAATAAATGATTCGTTATAAATAAATACTAGGAGGTGAAGCTTATATGTTTTTCTTTTTTCCTGAAGAGAGTCCCAGCAATACAGACAATACTTACCAGTCCCCTTTTGAGTCAATTAAACAAATAGATGATGATGGCAATGAGTATTGGTATGCTAGAGATTTACAAGAAATACTCGAATACTCAGAATGGAGAAATTTTAGTAAAATTATTGAAAAGGCTAAAACTGCTTGCGAAGCCAGTGGTCATGCGGTTCTGTCCGAATTTGTTGACGTCAACAAATTGGTAGATGTTGGGGCTAACTTACAACGCAATATACAAGATATAGTACTTACTAAATACGCATGTTACCTAATCGCCATGAATGGTGATCCTCGCAAAGAGGTAATTGCATTAGCTCAAACCTATTTTGCGGTAAAAACTCACGAACGAGAAACCCTAGAGCGGTACGACAAAGATATGAAACGCTTGGAGGCTCGCGACCAATTAAAAGAGTCAGAAAAACGACTTTCACAAAATATATACGAGCGCGGAGTCGATAATAAAGGCTTTGCACGCATTCGCTCTAAAGGTGATACTGCATTATTTGGAGGGCATTCTACACAAGCTATGAAAGACAAACTTGGCGTCAGCCCTACACGTCCTTTAGCTGATTTTCTTCCCACTGTAACCATTGCAGCTAAAAACCTGGCAACAGAAATGACGAATCATAATGTTGAACAAAACGATATGTATGGGGAAGAACCTATTACAGACGAACATGTACAGAATAATTCTACCATTCGTGAAATGCTCGCGGAACGCGGAATTAAACCAGAGGAACTGCCAGCAGAAAAAGACTTGAAGAAAGTCGAACGTAAAATTAATAAACATTTAAAGTCTATTGATAACAATCCACAAAATAAGAAATGACTTTAAAGGGAGAGTGTTATATTGGTTGTAAATTTGATTTACTGCGACTTGCCACATGCCAATGCCGTGTCAGAGGAATGTGAAGATGTCCATAATATCTACATAAACAAAAACCTCCCGCACGACCGAATGCGAGAGGAAATTAAGCACGAATTGATGCATATTATTAATGACGACTTTTATTTAGACCAACATGTTAATCTAGTAGAACAAATGGTCCATAGGTCACATATAGACGATTCGGAATTAGAAAGCATCGACTTTTATCATCATTTTAATCTTTGATTGCATGTAAGGAGGTATCATGACGACACAATGTGAAATAGACGCATATATAAATGAACGCTTAGATGATCAGATTGAATGGTATGATCAAAAGAGTAGTTCTAATCAAAATAGATTTAAATGGTGGAAATGGACTGAAATGGCACTTGGCGGAATAATAGCCGTGTTGACACCAGCAATTACAGATTATGAATTCATTAAATATATAATCGCAGCATCCTCTGCAGGCATTGTTATTGTGGTAGCTTTACATGGTTTGCACAACTTCCATGAAAACTGGATTGAGTATAGAAAAACCTCTGAGCTACTAAAAAATGAGAAATACACCTACTTAAATAAAGCAGGTGTATATAAAGAGTTATCAGATGATGACCGATTCATATTGTTAGTCGAACGATGTGAATCAATTATTTCGCACGAAAATATAAACTGGGCCAATATGAATAGCGGCTCTACAAGCAAGAAGTAAGTTTAGTATCATTAGATACTGGTTGATATGTCCGTTCAAATACATCAGGCTTGCAAGGATATTGCTCACCACGTATGCCTGTAATTATCCAATCTCCTACCGAAGCTTTCATTGGTCCTTCTAAGGTTTGAATAATAAGTTCTTTGTCAGTTTGGAATGCCTCTATTACAATCGGTTTTTTCATAAATCTTTGTTTCATTTTCATTTTCCCCCATAGAAAGGATGTGTATGTATGTTTTTCGCCCCAATAAGAAAAAACATTTTTATTAGCCATGCTTGGAATTACAATCATGATTATTGTACTATAATTGAGTGGCTAGATAGATCACCTATATTATATCACAATTATAGCGTCCCAAAACATGACCCTGTAGATGCTAAAAATACACTAAAACTAAAAAAGGCACTAACAGAGCAAATAAAGCATGCTAGCATTGTTATAATAATTGCTGGTATGTACGCTAGCTACAGTAATTGGATTCAATATGAAATTGATGAAGCTGTTAGAATGGGAAAGAAAATTATCGCCATTAAACCACGCGGTAATGAACGCATGCCTTTAGCAGTACAAATGGCGGCTCATAAAACTGTCAATTGGAATAGCAAAGCACTAGTTGATGCCGTTAAGGAAATGTAAAAAAAATAAGCCCTCACCGCAGTGAGGGCCACTAAAAACTACATACCTAGCCTTAGAGAAAAGGTATTTCATTTTTACTCCAATATCATTATACCATACAAAACCTCTAAGGCTTATTTCTTATACCCAAATTTTAGCCAAGGAGGTTATTTTTATGGCTAAAAAACGAGTCGATGGGCGCTATCAAGTATCCAAGATGATAAACGGTAAGCGTAAATACTTTTATGGCACTACTAAGAAAGCTGCTATTGCCGAACGTGATGCCTACGTTGAATCACTAGCGCAATGTGCTAACTACGATAACACGATTACAATCGAGCGCTGGTGCGAGTATTGGATCCGACTTAAAACGGATACGGTTTCACAAAATACCCTCTCCTCTTACCAATATATTATTAAAACCTATATTGTACCGTTCATAGGCTCGATACGATTGGTCGAGCTATCAGCATTAAACGTAAGAGCATTAATGGATAGCATGGGACACTTATCAGCACGGACCATCAGTTACACGCTAACCGTTCTTAGGGCTATCCTTAAACAGGCTGTTATGGATGAGATAATCTCTAAAAACGTGGCCACATTAATCAAGAAGCCTAAACAAGAGCGTAAGCGAGAGATGGTAACACTATCCAAGGAAGAAGTAGAAACCTTCCTTGAGCAAATTGATGATGTCGAATGGCACGCCCTATTTAAGCTAGCATTCACTACAGGTTTACGCCGTAGCGAGATACTCGGTTTAACCTGGGATGATGTCAACTTAAAACAAAAGACGTTAACCGTCAATCAGACAGTTTTACGTATCAATGAAGTTACGACCATCTCAAAAACAACTAAAAATAGCTCGTCTAGGCGTTCTATATCACTCGACGATAAAACTATCGCAGAGCTCCTAAAGCTTCGCACATGCGTCGATAAACGACGTCTAAAAGCAACGAACTGGAGAAATAATAATCTCGTGTTTCCTGGTAAGTTTGGAAATCCTCGTGATCCTGCTAAGGTTTCTCTAAAATGTAAAAAGTTGGCCACCGCAATCGGTAGACCTGATTTTACTATGCACGATACTCGTCATACACACGCCACCTTATTATTGGAAGCCGGTGTAAACTTTAAAGTCGTACAAATGAGACTTGGCCACTCCTCGTACCAACAAACGATGGATACCTACTCCCACGTTACCCCAATTATGGAAGCCGATGTGGTAGAAAAGATTTCAAACATATTCTAATTGATGTCAAAATGATGTCAAAAGGTACCCTGATAAAAATGATGTCAAAAGAAAAACCCGCACTACTGTGCGGGTTTATTTGGTGGACCACCAGGGGTTCGAACCCTGGACACCCTGATTAA